AACCTTTGTATAAATATAGTTCATCATTGATAGATCTAGTTGCAGAAGCATAATCTCCTAATGTAACTACATGCTCAGGATGCTTATTTAAAACACTATAATCAACATCATCTGAACCTGTTGTATCATATTGACTTTCTTTATCTGCCAGTAAAATTATATCATGTTGAGCTTCATATTTATTTGTACCTAATGTTTTAAAGTAATTATTAACAGCATCAGAGATTACTTTTGCATCGGTTTCATTTAATCCAGCACCACCAAATACACAGCCTTGTCTTCTTGTTGATTTTTCAGAATTTGTGCCTAAAAAACTCATTTCTGCATTTGGCAGTCCTGTGCTAGGAGTTATGCCATCAAATATTAATACTCCATTTTTATAATAATCTTTTTTATTTATAGCCGGTCTTGAAATTATTACCATTCCACTTGAATCTGTAATTGCGGCATTTGCATTTGTATTGTCATTTAATCTAGCCGCTGAATTGTTAGTTGGATATCTAGATCGCAAATAAGAGTCGTGCGCTCCGCTATATCCGAAATCGGCATTCCCAGAAGCCTCGATGTTATCCATTATGTAAATACCAAGGCAAGCATCATCTTGTTTGTATTTTCCGTTACCATCTAATATATAATTATTTTTCAGTAAATCAGCTATTCCATCTCCTTTAAATCCATTACTTGCTAAGAAATTTGGAGAGCCTGAATGTATATATAAATCATTAGTGCTGGGAGTAATCCAATTTAAAAACGATTCTCCATTATCATTTATGTGCCCACCTTCTAAATGAAAGAAATCTAATTTTGCCCATGTTCCATAATCAACAATGGGTTTTACTAATACAGCATTTTGATCAGAAGCGACTTGTGCGCTAGGTTTTGTAATAAAGGCATCATAAACAGCTTGATATTCTTCTGTGAACCCAGCTTGTGCCGCCCCAATCACCCCATTCCTCACAGGGTTTTTAATTGGCGACATAGCAGGGCGTTGGTCGGTTAGAAGTTTCATAATTTAGCTTTTAGTTGCAAGGATTACGAATTTGGTTTTAGATCCTTTACGCTTATACCTGGCTCTTCGTCGGAATAATCAGGAATATAGGTGTAGTTCCATTCGAATACAGGATCGCCATCGAAATCCTCTTCAGGATAAAAGCTGCGTTTTGTTATTCTACCGGTTCCGTCTTTTTCGGTTGGTTGTGAACTCTTCCACTTATGTGGATGTAAGTTTCTATCTTGGGTTAGTGCCATAACATTCTACTTTTAATTATTAATACTGCTAAATAAGCCAATATATATAGGTGTTTAAAGGACAAAAATAAGCGGGAAAACCCGCTTTAATTAAAAATTAAGAATTACGAATTAAGAATGCCTGTTGCTTCGACTTGTTTTACATTCATGGTTAATCGTGTTTGATGTGGGAGTGGATCTTCTGCCCAACCGCCAATGGCAAGGTTTATTAATAAGTAATACTTTTGCTTTCGGTAGCGGTTAAAGATTATTTTTCGTGTACGGCCGTCGACTTTCCACCACATAAATACTTTATTCCATTTTAAGCCGTAAGTGTGATAACCGGTCCAATCACCTTTTATTTTTTTATTTCTTTTCTTATGCTTTTTACTTCCGTAATCTTCACCCCAATGGTGAGTCGTTTGCAGGGTGTTTGATTCCTGGGATATCCATTCAAAAATATCTATCTCATAAATTGAACCTTTTGGTGCGTTTACTGGAAGCAACCAGGCGGCAGGAAAAGCACTACGGAAGTTATCGAATCGGCAACGTAATGAGATCTCACCTTTTGCACCATTAAAAATAATTCCTTCGGTTCTGGCTTTGTTGATACTTGATAAACATCCGGAGTTAAAAGGTTTTAATCCCTCGGTGTTTATCCTGAGTGCTGTAATAGACCATTCCTTGTTCACCGGATTGAATACGCAATTCTCAGGGCGATAAATCTGCAGTTCGTCGCACCAATAGCGATCCCATAGTATTGGAAATAATTTTTTGGTAATATCTATCATAATATAGTCCTCCAATAATATTTAATTTCTCGAAGCTCCATTTTCAATTGAATCGAGTTTTCGGGTTTCGGTTCTTATTTTATGAACCTGTTCGTTGTTATAAAATGCTTCGGCTTTTATTCCTTCGGCAAGTTGAGCACTAAGCATGGCATTTACTTCGGTGCTTTTCTGAATTAGAGCTTCTATTTGGCCCATATCTAAACCTTGTGAACTTCCTGCATTGGAATAATCACCTTCGGCAAACTGTGGTACTCTGTGAGCCATTATGCTATCTATTAGGCTCGGAGTATTCATCTGAATATTTCGAAAAGTTTTACCATCGATAACCATTTCCGGATCGGCAGTTTCACCAAACAATCCGAAGCCTGGTGTAAAAGTTGGTTCGCTGTAAACGCCTGTTGTACCTTTACTTACTGTGCTGTTATATACTTTACCATCATCGGCACCACGCACATTATATTTACCTTTAGCATACTGAGCAGAGTTAATTGTTCCTATTTCAACGGCTCCTGCAGCACCAACCAGTGCAGCCATAATAAATGATAATGGAGGGGGCGAGCCTCCTAATGCTTGAGTAACACCCATGGCTGTATTAATGATAGCTTGGGTTAATGCAATATTCTTTTGTTTCTTGGCATATTTCTTTTCAATACGATCCTTTTCTTTTGCATTATCTCCGGCAGCTTTTAATTCACGTTGTTTAGATTGTTCGTATCGGTTGCTTATAGCACCTGTAAGATTCATTATTGCACCGCCCCATTTTGCTGTTTCGGTTGCAATCTTACTCCACATTTGTTGAGTAGAGTCAACCTGCGCTTGATTATACTTATCAACAATCGCTTTCTTCTGCCTTTGGTATTCTTCTTCACGAATAAGACCGTTGGCATACTCTTCTTCTAATGCAACAAGTTTTAAATTCTTCTCTTCTTCGTCTGTTTCGGCATCGGCAATATCTTGTTCTAATTGTGCAATTTTGTACCGATCTTTTATATCTTTTTTTGCAGCTTCATACTCTTCGTAAGATAATAGACCATCGACATAAGCCTGTCCAACAAACTCAAGTTCCTTGCGCTTTTCTTCTTCAAGAGTTACTAAACCATACTGTCGGCGAATATTCTGTTTACGCTGCTCAATTTCTTCCATAAGAGCGATTTCTTCGTCGCCCTGGACTTCTAACCAATCAAGGTTTAGTTCGCCTAAGTTTGCTGTTAATTTTCTAAGTTCAGATTCAGTAATCTTTACTTTTTTATCAAGAACTGCAGCATCAATTTTTTTAACTTTCTCAAGTGTCTCTTGAAGCTTTTTATACTGAGCTTCTTCGTCCTTAATCGTATTTAAATAAACTTGCCGCTTATCAATCAATTCCTGAATCTGTTCGTTTGAAAGTTTATTTAAATCAATCTCAATACCTATATTTTGAGCAGTCTTGATTAATTCCGTATTAAATTGTTTGTATGCTTCTTCTTCTGCATTTAATATTTCTTTTGCTTGTATTCCTGTTGCAATACCTTCTCTCTTAGTTTTATTACCAAGTAGAGCCATCTTTTGAAATAATGATAATTCTTTATTATTTATAACTGTGGCTAAATCATTTAACTCGGTACCAGTTTGTTTTTTTATACTCGACCATAATTTACTTACTGCAGATCCTTGTCCCAACATTTTAAGATAAGCTTCGTTTAGTTCCTTACTGGCCACTAAATTATTTTGTTGGGAGATCGTTAAATCATCAGTATTATCGACCATACTTTCAAGACCCTCGTTTACTTCCGAAAGAGTTGAAATAAATTGTATTCCGGCATCTTCTCCGGGACCTCCAAAAATGTCGGCAAGAGCTTGTCCTACTTCCTGACTTTGAGGTGGCATTTCCGCTAATTTTTTAGAAACCATACTAATGGCTTCAGACATTTTCATCTCACCACTCTGAAGTTTCTCAGACATTTCCTTGCTGCTTATTCCAATGTTTTCAAGAGCTTCCTTCGTTGCAGGAGTAAGTTCTCTTAAACGAATGTTTGCTTCTTTAATGGCATCAACTCCTTTATCTGAGAAAATACCATCTTTAGTTTGTTTTGATATTGCAACAATAAACTGTTCGGCATTATACCCTGCCTCACGGAAATATGCGGGATACTCGCGAAGATTATCAAGAAATTCTCCATTAACATCGGCACCGGCTTGAAATCCTTTTTCAATCAAATCGAACGATTCGGAAAAGGAAATATTCATTTGTTTAGAAAGGTTATTGGTAGCTTCTAAAACTTTATTAAAATCTTTGTCGTAAACTTCTGCAATAGACATGGCTCTCGCTGTGGTGGTATTAAGCGAAGCTCCTGTCATGTCAGTAAGTGATTTAACTTCTTTTCTTAAACCTCGAAGTTTAGTTGTAAAATCAACAACTCGTTTAGCTCCCAATAATATAGTCCCTAATCCAAGAGCAGGCATTAAACTTTTTATTCCGCTCATTGCTTTACCCCAAAGGCTTGTTTGCTTGGTAGTTCCAAACATTTCACCTTTCACCTTTTTCAATTGACCGGTTACTTTTTGCAGATCATTGGATTTTTGAATGTACTCAGCTGTTCCCTGATTTAACTTCTTTATATCTTTAATAAGAACTTTCTTTGCTCTGGATAAATCATTAAAGTTTGTACCGTTCAGGTTCTTTAACACTTTGGCTGTATCGAACGAAGATTTCTTTAGGTTGTTTATATCCTGATTTACCTTCTTAAGTGCTTCGTCGTTTTTCTTCCAGGCATTCAGATCTCCTGCTTTCTGAGCTTCTTTTATGGCATCGCGATATTTCTTCGCACTCTTTGCAAGCTTCTGAATCATTTCATCGGCATTCTTGCCGTTTACATCAACCGTGGTGGTTGCCTTTTCGTTAATAGCCATTAGTCTAGTGTTTCGATATTTTCAATAATTGCCACTTGTGCTTTTTGTCCATACTTCTCGGTAAGGATCTCTCCCAGGCGTTTTACATGTCGGTAAAAAACAGGAGTGTACCATAATCGTTTTTTTCGAGTGTTGGATGTAATTCCAACATCGTCCATAGTCACTCCTTTACCAACTGCCATTTCAATGTACTTACCGTAATAGTTATATATAAATTCTATTCTATTAATATTGCCTCCTGTTTCCATAAACACATGCGCTGCAAAACTTTCCGATAAAGCGAATGTGTCGTTTATCTTTAAATCATAAACCTTTTTTTCAAAAGCAGTAATCAATATATCTGCCCACGCTTCGGCAGTAAGTTGTAAATCAACATTCTTAGCCATTTATCCAATCGTTAGCATTGTATCGTATATTTAAAATAGGCTCGTTGCTGAATGTTACCATCAAACCTAAATAGCCTGTGTGTATTAAAGTCATTTCTTCGGCTTGGAAACTACCTAAATCAAGTTTCTCTAAACCGAAAAGAATATCTTCGTGAATATCATTGTTGTAATCCTTTTTAAACTTCGAGAAGATCTTGCGTTCCGTATCGCGCAACTCTCGTTTAATGGTTTCGTTCTCATCGTAATCTTTCCCTTTATACTTAAGTAAGAAATAAGTATAAAACTGTCGTTCGGTTGTGCGCCCTTCGTTGTAACCTTTTCTAAAGCTGAACACATCTTTTATCAATAAGTGAATGCCAGGTGGCCGAGAAGTTCTTATAAACTCATCTAAACCAAACAAGCTGCTTACGCGATGAAACTTTTTATTTGTGTCATCAATATGAGCGATCTCTTTTAACCTGGTCGCTACATCTTTCATGTAATTTATGTGATCGTATTCAGCCATCTTATTTATCCTTTTTTCGTGCAGCCGCTCGCTCTTCCATACTTTCAAGCATTCCTAAAATATCATATAATAAGGTTGCTCTGATTTTATCAACATCGTGGCCCGTTTCGTTTTGTATAATAATAGTAAGTTTGTTCATTGCTTTAAAAACATCTGTTCCTATTCCTTCGCCTGGCTTAAATGTTAAAGGAAATTTCTGAGCTATATAGTTTCGGGATCCCTCATAAAATAGTAAAGCGGCATTCTTATATTTTATTGGAAGATTAGAAAACTGAATAGCAATTCGTTCGATCTGTGCCGCATTAAAATGAATGCGTTTATCACCATCAAAATCGTTTGAGTTAATTTCAAGTTCTGTTTTTGACGGACGATACAATACAGCAAAGAACATACTCAACCACCAAGGATCTTTTGTTTCGTTGTAGCGTGTAAAATATGTTTCGGCAAAGATGTATTCGGCAAAAACAAAATTGGTTAATGCATCTGCAGGTCCGCAATAAGTCTGATTATCAAAAGTAAACTCAGGAATAAGATTTTTGGTGAGGCGAGATTGCAATACAAAGGTGTTTTCGATTTTATCCTGCCCGTCGTATTTTTCAGTAAACATCCAACGCAAGTGCGAAGCGGCAAACTGTAAATCTGTAATAGATATTAAATAAGATTTATCTTTAATAGTTGTTGCATAATAATAAGCAACTTCGGGTTTAAAACACGGAATAGTAGTTTTTGTGGTTTTCTTCCACAAGTAAAAATAAAGCTCATTATCGATGTATTCTTCTTCCTTTTTAAGAACTTTAAAATCGAGCACTTCCAACCATAGTTTTATTAAAAACTCGTTCAGGTTGGTAACATCCTGCATCAACTCAGCAACTCGTAAAAGTTGCATTTCAGTTAACTCATTCCATCGCGAGGCAGTTTTATAAATATCATTATTTAAGGTGATCGTATCCACGATTAACCTCCCGCTTTAAAGAAGTTATAATCGGCAGAGTTCTCGAACGACTCCGAATTTTCATCGTACAAATCGCTATTCTTATAATCCGGATAATCATCCACATTATTAAGAATTGTATTCAACGCTTTATTGAGATAAAACACGCCCATACGCTCAATCTTTTCGCGATCGGCTTCGAGTACCACTTGCAGATCCACTGTAGGTTTATAATCGAGTTCGTCGTTGGTATATTTATTAGCAACCAAATCTCTTGCCTTGGTAATGTAGGCAATGGCATATTTTAAATTTGAAAGAATTGCTTTGTTGGCCACTGAAACAGATCCCGAATTAATCTCAGATAAAAGAGTGGCGTAAAGATCCTCGCTAATCTTCGATTTAATTTCCGAATCATCAACATTTCGCATTATTCCTTTGGCACTATAGAACCATAAACGACTTTCATTAATAGGGTAATGATTGTGAAAATCGGAAGCACTTTGAATTAAAGTTGATTTTTGTAAGGTATATGCATCACTTCCCGACCATAACGGAAACGAATCCACGTTATCTTCCATATATTTTAAAATGATTTCTATAGAATCCCATCCTTGCGAAACGGTTGCTTTAATTAAATTGGCCACGCGGGTAACCGAAGCAGGAGCAGCGGTTTGTGTACTGTTAACAGTAAAGCCACCTTCCGAAACTTCCAAATCCATAAAGCGAGCAGCTGCGGCCATAACAAATTTACTTAAGGCTCGTTGTGTATGCTCAAGTAATTTGTTTAAGGTTTCAACATTGTTAAGCTCAGCATCATAATAAACCTGCAGCTCATCATATTGCGCCTGACCTAAGTATTTAATAATATACTTTTGTTCAGTTTCTTCAATAAAAGGAGCAAAGGATTGCTCGAACGTTACTTCGTTAGAAATCCTAATGTGTTGTTGTATTTCAGTAAGGGTTTTTAGTAACATAGCTTACATATTTTCTTGTCCAACAGATTTAGTTGCACCCGTTCCCTGGTCAAGTGTGGTTAAGGATAAATTCATTATCTCAAAATGAATATCAGGATCCCATCCGTTAAAATCACGAATTAAATAAAGAGGTCGGAGCAAGCGATCACGATAAGGTTTCATTAAAGCTTGCTTAATTATGAAAAGCTCGCGAGCTTCGGTTCCATTAATACTTTTGTTTGAACCGGGAGCCGATCCAATTAAAGAAGGATGCACACCCATTGCAAATGAAATCATATTCGAACCCTGCTCAATGTCTTTAATATATTCGCCACCGGTGAACTTATTATCGATGGCTTCCACCTGCATCCATACAATTTCTTTACCGTCGGGTGTGGTTTTATATGTTGTTATAATTGCTTTACCTGCATTCTCAGGTCCCGACAAAAATTTATTGATATTCTCATATTCCTTTAGTTTTCGTTCTGCTTGTTTCTTTTCATCGGTAATTTTCTCAGTTGCAAATATTGATGGGAAATAATCTGCATGAAGCTTAACCACATACTTAATGGTCATCATGGTTTTTACCAAAGATTTTTTCATTTCCGGAATGGAGCGAACAAAATCGTACCAATGTTCAAAGATCGAATACCAATAAGGTTTTTGGTAGTAACTTTTTCCCGGAGTTGGAAACTGTACCGGAACAATGTATCGGAAAACATTTTTGTCGGTTTCTTTTTTCTTACCATCGTCGAGCCATTCAAGCTTACCCAATCGGCGCATTAAATCGGCATATGGTCGTTTACCATCGAGCACCTTAGTAACTTCGGGTGGGAGAATATCTTTATCTTCGTCGCCCTCAATAGACGAGTCGTTTTGTCCCCAATGCGACCAGTAAAAATGGTTTTCAATCTTTCCCGTTTTGGGATTCATAACTTCCCAACGGCTATATGCAGCTTCTTTATGGTTAATCTCCACAATCTTATCACGCTTACCGTTCAGAATTACTTCAGGAAAACAATTAAAGAAAGTTCTCATATCGTTTACCTGCTCCAAGAAAAAACCCGAAATATCGTTGTGTTTAAAAAACTCGTTTATTTCATCATTTTTATAATCAGGAATAAAAGTTCGCTTTCCTGTTTTATCATCAACTTGGTATTTGCCATAAACAATTCCATCACCATAGGTTAAATCAATATTAAACCCTAAAGGGGCAGAAACATCGGGTACTTTATAAATTTTATCAAGTACTTGCATTGGAAGATCGTTATCTTCGCCCCAATAAGCAACACCACGGTATTTCGTTTTATTAATTTCAACCTCTTCCGGATCTTTATCCGAAGATTTTAGAATTTTATCGCTATCGGTTTCGGTAATTACCAATGCTGCGGTGTTTTTCAAATAAGCAATATCGCCTGCACCTGAAAATATAATTTCGTTTGTTTCCATTATATGTACACTTCCATGCTTTTAAATTCAACAATAAGAATATGTCGCACCGTTCGCACTTCTCCCGAAACTTTATGCCGAAGGTTTACCGTTTTATTTTTATGGTTAATGCTTGTAGAAACAACATCGTCGGCATGGATCAGCTCACCGCTTTTCGTTCTGTATTTTAATGAGAACGGCTGCGGATCTTCCATCTGCTTAAGCATTTGTTTTCGGCTAATTAATCCCATATTCTTTTTTATGCTAATTAACCCTATAAATACAGGTGTTTAAAGGACAAAATCTAAGTGAGAATTTGCAGGAAACCTGTTCTGTGAAATTAATTTTAATAACTTTCAATAAATCAAGCAATTGCCACCTTAATTTCAAAACTTTGTGTGAAAAGTCAAAGAAAGAACTCCGCGCCCGCACTGACAAAAAACGCAGCTGCGAGAAAACAGTTTTACGTTATATGCTGTACCAGTCGTGGGTTACACGATGATGAACAAAGACAAAGAATGATTAAGTATTAGCTTGGATAGTAGGTTGCTGCACCACCTGATACACCGGCATGAACGGGAGTCTCCTCGGCTCCTCGCTTGAGTGTATCCATAGCATCGGTAAGGTGTGGCTGCTCTTGTTCAGTTTCGAAATGTTTATGCTCACCACTCTTGTCCTTACCCCATCCACGCTTACCAGTATATGAAACTCCTGTTTGTTCCATTGCAGTAATAAGGTCGTAACAATTGTATTTATTATAGCGTGGGTATAATCCTGCCTCTCCTTTAAAGGATAAGGACCACTTATTGAATCGAATATCGTGATACTCCTGTTTACCCAGGTATATATCTTTAACAGTCCACCCGGCTTTAGATAGTACCTGCATGACCAAATCCTTATTCGTGTTATTGGATAGCTCACTGCGACGAATAGATGTGGCATCATAGTAATAGATAACCTGGTTATTCTTATTCTTATGTGGCTCGTAGTACTGTGCCCACTTACGCAACATATCAATAAACTTAAGGGGAGCCTTAACATACATTGATTTAAGGAACCACAGCTCTTTATCTTCATAGTGTGCCTGACCGGTTACTAATGAGTTAATGTCGGCATTATGGTCCTCGGCTATAATAAGGGGTACACTCTCATCTATATCGGTATCCTGCCGGCAATCGAGGTTGTTGTTTATCTCTTCGAAGTTGTATTCAAACTTATCCAGGAACTCATTATTGAATGATATAGGTAGTATATGGTGTTTATCAGAGAATAGATCATAATAGCCGTGTTCTACCTTGCCAGGCTTAATGTTCAGTATCGATGTACGAAACTCGAAAGGAGGGAGGGTGCGCTTTTGATCTCGAATATACTTCTCTCCAAGCACCCTTATATTGTCCAATGCCGATGCTTCTGAGTAAAACACCGCATCTTTTCGTAAGAAATTAAGCTCCTTAAGTAAATGGGCCTTTGTTTTAGGATTTCGAGCTGCAATATACTTCTTATAAGTGTATAGAATAAGCTCAATTAAACCCTGGTCCACATCTTTGCTTTTATCGAGTATCCATTGTTCAGGTTTACGCACTGGCATATCGGTGCAAAATAGCTGACTTTTAAAGCGTGGATTATCAGAAAATTGCTTTATAGTGTAATAAGATCCGGATATTGCCGGTAATGTTTCTGATAATAGGCGTTGATAGTTCAAAAAGCGAGCTTCATCGCCCACAATCCAATCTAAAGAGTATGAATTTGATGTTCCCAGACGATCTTGTGATATAAGCACCTGAATAGAGCCATTAAACCATGAAATTGTATGTTGATAATCGCGGGGCTTGATATAAGGTTCATCCCAACCCCATTTTTTAAGCGGTTTTTTACCGATTACAAAATGAACATCTTCGACATATCCGAGTAATTTCCACGTATTAATGGTGTTTGGCAATATTTGAGCCAATCCCATTTTATAAGTAGGAAAAACAAAGGCTCCCATTGCTTTGGGCATTGAAAATATATTATCAATGGTTCGAGGACCTGTTAAACCGTGAGATTTACCCGTTCGACGAGCCCAAACATGATATTCACGATTGGCTTTTATATATGCGGCCATTCGCTGCGGTTTATTGAAATATATCTTACGCTTATCGCTCATCTTCGACAATTTCGGCTTCTTCGATGTTGTTTTTCATGTACTTTTTCTTAAGCTGTTGGGCTTTTTCTTCGCCAATATCTTCAATATCGAGTGTGGTTACATCGGCTGTAAATTCCATTTCCGGCTGTTGGTAATTTGAAGGATCCACACCCGTATCTTCTTTATCCAAATTATTGACCTCACCAAGCACTTTCGAAGCATATGAAAGGTTTTTGGTGTCGAAATACTCATTTTTTGTTTCAGATTCTTCAAGAAACTTGGTTTCGTGTGATAGTGCTTTTTTTTGCGCTTCGGTAACCATAAAACGAACATATTCTTTGTTCGCTTTCATAAAACTGCCCAGGAAGAAATGCTCAACGGCTCGAATATCGTTGTAGGCAGTCCAATATTCCACTTCGAACAGTTCTTTTAGCTTATCGGCAAGTACTTTATCGGCAATTAATGGATCTTCAATTTTATTGGAATAAATCACCATGCACCGCTTTTTAATATCGAGCTGTGCAGGTGTAAATCCGTTGGGATTACTATCAGAACGTAAAAGGCTCTCATCACTATCAAATAAGTGCTTGAGAACCTTTTCATGTGATTTCAGTACTTTCATTCAGAGTCTTTTATTTCGGCTTGTCGTTTTGCAAGGTCTGTGAGCTCTTTTTCCCACTCAGGAATATTTTTTTCACGTCGCTTAATTTTGTTTTTAAGGCTTCTGAGATCTTTGGTGGTAATATCCTTATCCTTAAGCTGCTTATTAAACTGATCAATCTCCTTCTTTGCTCTCGGAATGTTGATCTTGACTGTTTCAATTCTCCGTTTGTTTTCTTCGAATTCGTGGAAAACGGAACGTCCATCGTCTTTTTTTTTATCAGGATCCAAGTTCTTTGCCCATGCATCAATTTTACCCCATTCGATGTAATTCTCATCTTCCAAATTGGTAATTTCCTGAGTTAAATCGGAGATATCATCGCCATCTTTGGCCTGTTTAATCTTATTATGCAGCTCTTTCATCTTTCCGAATCGCTCTTTTATTGCAAAAAACACGATTTGAAGATCTTCCGGAAGATCCTTTGGATTTAACAATTCGAATTGCTCAACAATTTTAATATGCTTTTGATCGCGTTCGGTAACAACAGGATTTTTGGTTTCTTTCGTGTCTTTTCCTGTAATAACAACAGGTGCGACTTTAATATCTTTGGCTTCAACTGTTACTTCGGCAGCTTTTTGGCCTTGGATTCGTGCAAGTCGGGCTAATTGCTTATGAAGCATATCAAAATGAGCTTCACCAGGCTCGGAAGTTTGTACTTGTTCAAAATATTGAACATAATTATCGTTTTTAAACTGTTTGTACAGCTTAACACCTTCTAAATATTTGTTTTTAGGTGATTTTAACCAATCGAATATATTCATAACGTAACTTTTTTATGCTAAGTAAAAGTTTGCAGCTACGTTTTTAAAGGACAAAAAAAGCTCCCGAAGTGGGAGCTTTAACAGAAACTATACCATGAACCTAAAATTAGGTAAAGGGCATAAGCCCATCACCTCCTTACTATTTATTATTTGCATCGAAGCGTGTTTATAATTTTTAGTGGTCAGAGTTGTATTACTTTTCAAGTTTTGTCTAAAGTAATTGGTTCCGTACCATCTTAGTTTTTCCTTATTGTCAGAAATAGCATAAAGGGCATTTAAACCATCATATTGGCTGTTATTATCCTTACTAAACTCGGGATAATAAACGCCCCATTGTATATCGCCGGGTGATAAATCCGCCTCTATAATTTGTACAATTAATAAATCCTGATCGGCAACATCAAAAACAACATCGATCGTGCTGTTTACATTGTCGCAAACCAATTCGCAATCTTCCGAAATCGGAATACTGTAAACCGGATTATCCGGTAAGAACACCAGAGTAATTACGGCTAATGATAAAAGATAAATGATTTTCTTCATTGTCCTTCTTTTTTTTGGTTAAACATTGTTTTTAGTAGTAAATGAATACCAAAGCAAAAACATATATTACGTTAACTAAAGGACAAAAGAAAAGCTCCACAAATTGCAGAGCTTTAGATTTATTGTAAGGTTTTAATTACCATTCTTCATTTTGCTTAAAATTATTTTCGATAGTCTCAGTTAAGCGTGTTATTGAGTTATAACAAGAAACTTCGGTAATTTCCTTTATCTGTCGCCATGCTTTTTTTGTCATATACATACCACTACAATCTGCTTTCTCTTGATTTATATCGCCACCATCGTAACTTTTTCCATGAGCAGAAGTATGATAAAGATCGGTAAACGAATATTTAAAACGACCATCTTTCATCATTATTGTTAAGGTAAAATTTACCCAACATTCACCAATCATAAGCGTTGGCGATATATGATAAGCTCCTTTGGCAATTATTTTACCTGTTTCTTTATCGTTTAGTTGAATTACATCTTTAGCAGAGCTAAAATCTTTTACAAACCATTCACTTGTTGAATTATAAATATCATTTTTTGATATGGTACTATCTTTTAAATACACAACGTCTGTATATTCAAGTGGCTCTTGAGCATAAGCAAAAACAGCATTTAGAATAAAAATAATTAATAAAATCTTTTTCATATCATCTATTTTTTTGGGATTAATGCCATCTAAATTAGTAAAAACCAAAGAGAACCGCAAGCGCACGAGTTTAACGTGCATACCCTGGGGTATTCTTTTCTGAACCTGCGGATCATTCTTCTTTATCTAAATCAGAACCATCATAGGATTTATTTAGGATTCGTAATTCACGGATTATTGTATTCAACATACCAAGATAGAAACCTATAATAATAGAAACGGAGATCATTGGTACATATAATTTAAGTGGGAGCAGAACAATATAACAGAACACTGTATAAATTACCCAGGCTTGTAAGTTAAATTTTAATCTTTTATCCATAATTCCTAATTATTTAACTCATTCCACTCCACCGAATTAACCACCTCGGTCTGAATTTCATCCTTAGAATGGCAATTATGGTAAATGGTTTGAGTACGATTGTATTTTTGTGATTCTTTAATCCATCCTTTCGAATGTTTTAGTAAGAGAATAGGCACGTTTTCGTTATTTGCTTTGCGTGAGAACCAAATATCGGCCATATTAATGGTATCGAAATCCATAACGCCAATTCGAAAAGTATCGGTGTGGTATGCTGTTACACCTGTTCCGGATACATGCACAAAAACATCCTGGTTAAGATCTCCTAAACAGGTAAATCCGGCAGTATGTCCATTGTAATAACTATTTACTGGCATATTGTCAAAAATACGACCGTGCAATCCAACAATATACTTCCGATCGTGCTTCTCGATTTGCTCAATTAGCTTATTCACATAATCGGATGGGTAAATAAGATCATCATCAACCGTAAAATGGTAGCCTTTAATTTTATCTGCAGTGTAAAATTTTCCCACATCACCCAAATCGCCCACTTCTTTGGCACTTTCGAACACGCTTATCTTATCATTGTTCAGGAATTCGGGTATATGCGTGAAGTTATTCAGGTAAACATGCAGCTCATCAACCTGCGGAAGTAAGCTTTTTACTGTTTCTTCCAATGATAATTCACGACTTGGCATTGTTGCAAGCGAAGCTGTAACCTTATCTTTTCGATGGTTCGATATTAAAGGGTGTTTTTTACGCTCGTGAGGGTGCATTACACTTTCGTGTAAACCATGAATAAGCAAGGAATGGCTTACCTGATAAATAGAAGCTCCGGCAGCAAACAACCTCTCAGAGATCTGTTTACCAACGCCGGAGCTTCGTCCCGGTTTGCCTGACCAGTTTTTATCCACCACGTTAATTTTAAAATCTAAAAACTCAAAATATTTACGGCCGCAGATATATGCCATATCTACCCATCCGCTTAATATAAAGGTGTAAGAATCGAATTGTATCTTTTTAGGATCTACAGGCACCCAAACCGCATGCCCATTTCGTCCGTAATCGTTCAGGATATTTAAACATGCTTTTTTTTCGTCCCGGATAGAATCAAACTTTTGTATGGCACGATCGAAGAAACGATCCACCAACTGAATATCATCGGGAATTTGAATAAAATAATCAAATGATTCCGACCTTACCAATTGATAAAACTCATGAATAATGTGATAATAATAGGCTTTGCCTCGGTGGATATTATCTTCGTAATAGTAAAAATCCTTAAAATATCGCTTTAAATATGCAATAACCTTCGCATAGTTAGCACTTGAACAGTCGTTATTAATTAGTAGCTTAATTTGGAAGTTTTTGCCCTGTTTTTTGATTTCTTTTAACAGGTTAAGCAACATTTCGGGTCGCTCATAAGTGGTAATGAATACTATAATTTTTTTCATACGATCAGGCAAATTAAAAAGCTCTTCAAAAGCTTCTGTCATCTCCAACTTGATTGGAGATCTTGATTTAATTAATTTTGAGATTCCCTTTTTCAAGGGAATGACAAGAAAAAAGCTTCGATCTAAGCCGTGACTTAGATCGAAGCTGAATGGTTATTTTTTATCATCACCTTTAGGCTCTTTCAAACCAGGCTTTTCGATTTGTGGTTTTTCAACCTGAATAGTTTTCTCCGGCTTCGATCGAATGGTCTTACCTTCTTCTAAAATAATATAAGGACAACCTTCTTTTGCCAGTTCCTGAGCGAGTTTTTCTGATATATTATCTAACTGAATTACTCCACGACCTTTAAAGTCGGCTCGTTTAGGTGCATTTGGTGCTAATTTAAAAGGCATGCTTCAATTAGCTTAAAGGTGCAACTTGTCCAGCACTTAAAGGAATAGCACCATCGTAACGTAATCCTGCAGCTGAGCTTTCGGCTTCGAACGAAAGGGTTAAACCTTTCTTCTCGGATCCCGAATACTTAGGATTCAAATAACAAGGGAATCCATCGGTACCGATTAACTCACGCTCACCATTCTCTTCCACTATAATTAAATATCCACGTGCATTGTTAAACTTACGCGCCATAGCTTTAACCTGATCCGAAGATCCTGGTAAGAAAATCTCACCTTTATTACTATGAGCCTTACTATCTCGTTCGCCAATAGGCTCAGGTGAGAAAGTAACCGAAGTACAATACATTTGAATAAAGAATTTAGCATCTTCCATAACAAAAGTGCCTGTGGCATGACTTGCTTCTTCGGCAGTTGTAGGAGCAAGGTTCATTTGTGGAGCTGTAGCAACATGACTCGCAGGCGCCCAATACACTTTCTTTTTATAGTCGGCCATATTATCGGGCTCATCGGCATACAGAATATCACCATAAGTAAATCCCACTGCCAAAACACCTACAGGTGTGGTGGCAACCATTCCCATTACAAAAAAGCTAGCTACAATCCCAAACTGCGTTAATGTGTTTACTTCAAATTCGAAGCCAACGGCTGTTCCTAAGAAGATGGACAATATTAAAATTCGAATTATTTTCATGATTTTCAATTTAAAGATGAAGCGGGGTATCGCTACCCCGCAAAAACTAACTTATATAATCACCGGAAAGGGCGTTTACAGAACCTTCAGACTGATTGTTGATAAACAATTCTTTCTTATTAAAAGAACGAATACGAGTACCATACTGAGACTGAATCCAAAACTGAACTACATTTGGATCTTCTTCACGATCGCGAACTTGTACAAAGTTTGCATCGTTCATCTTATCCATTCCGAATTGTAAGTTTCCAGGTGTTGTCAATATCATTCTCTGACCATCACCAATCTCAGAAGAACGAACAATTGTACATTTCTTTTGTGATCCGTGTAAAACAGTTCTACCATATTCGTCATACTCAGGCTTAAACCTTGTCATATTACGATAAGCATCATCATAAATATCTGCAAGTTCATGCGACATTAATAATATACTTGGACGATCTTTTAAGAATCGATTAGATTTTCGGTAAAAACCAAGAATCTGATCCGCAGCATCGTGATCGGCTTCATCTGTTGGTGCAGTAATAGCACCAATTGAAGTATCGTAGTTACCTTGAGCAACTGCAATTTTTTCAGCTGTAATAAGATTATCAAGTACTGTATGATAACCATTAAAGATTCCTAATGGAGATCTGTCGGCTTCGTCACGAGTTGCATGGAAAAGAGAGTTAAACAGAATGTCTTCACCAAATGTTTTAATAATTGATGTTAACATTATCATTTGCCAAGGATGTTTTTTGCCTTTATTTTTACCTAAAAGCACATCCGGACCAACTGCAACTTTCTTATAATTTTGGATGTTATCCTTAACATTTGCATATGCTAAGAAAACTTCAAGAACAGACTCAACCGCTTTTCCAACTTCAGCATTTTCAACCGTACCTGCAACGTAAGGTTTTGCGATTCCTGCTTTTCGTTCAAAATTGGTTAAAACATCTTTATTCTGAATATCTTCGATAACAGAAATTCCCATAGCTCCTAATCTTGGAGCCATAACAGCAAAAGCTAGAGTCTTAAGATCCTTAGCATATTTAATTGCTGTTTCTTGTAATAAACTAATATCAACTGTTGACATTTTTTTAGAGTTTTATATTTATAAATATGCTTCAGTTACACTTTGAATATTTGCATTCAAATCGTCTCCCTTAGTTACTGGACCTTCTTCACCTTCCGATGCATCAGGATCGCTTTTCACAACTACTTTAGCACCAGGAGCTCCTGCACCTTCGCCTAAAGCTGTAATCTGATCATCCTTTTCCTGCAATGCAGTGGCATGTTCAGATTTTAGAGTATTGGTTGCTTCTTCGTTCGAAGCTTTCAAAGCTGTAATTTCTTCGCTATGCGCGGTAACAGCTTCTTCTAACTCGGTTGTTTTAGCAGCCAAGTCGTTCTGAGCCGTTTGTAAGGTCGCTGCAGTTGTTTCGTTCGCTGCCAATGTAGCATCGATCTTCTCAAGCTGCTCCTTACTTAAGCTTGCCATATTATCTCCATCGAGTTCGATTGAAGCAATCGCAAGCAAAGCGGCAACGTGTTTGAATTTTTCCATGTTTTTCGCTGAATTTTTATTTGGTTTACTAACTATTGTGCGTTTTTTTGCCATGTCGGCAACTTGTTCGAGGGCCTGATCAAAAGTTCCTATCTCATCAATCATAATTCCTTTTAAATCTTTAGCCATATAAACTTCACCTGTCATCATATCGTCGGTAACATTCGGTAAGTTCTTTTTAATGGTGTTCTGAAATTCGATGGCAATAGGATCTAATACCTTTTTCTTATATTCTTCGTATTTTCCTTTGCGTAAATCGTCGAACATTTTTGTTTTATCGGGCGATAGGTTACTAACTACCTGGTGGAATTTTATTCCTTGAGCTTCGTAATGTGGTATAAAATCAAAAAACGACATTAATACACCGATGCTTCCAATCTGATCTAAGCCGGTTGAAGCCATTCGATATTTGGCATTAGAACCTAGCCAAACACCTGCCGATGCTTCTAGTCCATCAATAAAATCAAGAGTTGGTTTTTCGGCATTTAATATTTCATTACCAAACACCTCGGTGCCATCGACAGATCCTCCGGGAGTATCGGAGTGGAATAAATGCCCCACTATATTATCGTTTTGCTCAGCTGCCTTTAATATTCGTCGTAAACTTGCTGTACCCATAGGACCACACATTTGGTCATTTTTCATTAATGTGCCCATAATAGGAATTACAGCCACCGAACCTTCGGGTGCATCTTTAAATCCATCATACCAATTATATCTAACTGGATTTGCAGATTTAGGATTTATAGCAAATGGAATGTTCGATTTAGGATCGTTAATATCTTGCGAAAAGGTATTTTCGAACTTAGTATCAATTCCATTAAGCATCTGAAAAATAAAAGGAGCGTAAGCCTCGGCAACATCTTTATGTATTGCCCAGGCTCCACGAACTATTGAAGATATTAATGCATAATTCATTTTATTATTGTATTAGATTTAATCTAAAATCAATACAATAATATGGATGTAATACAGTGTAATAAAGGACTCTTTTAAGCTCCGTACAGTGGTGCGCGCGTATAATCTCCCTTAACAACAATGGAATACCCATCGTAGCCATCGGCTTTATCGTTGAGTGGTTCAACGCTCATAGTACCAAACTCTTCGTGTGTTCCTATTAGTCTGTAAATACCATTACCGGTTTTATATCTAACAATTACCTGGTGCCGTGCCATTTCAAAAAGTTTTTCGGCAGCCAAAGCACGATCTTTAGGATGAAAAACAGTAATTGATATATTATAATAGGGGTTTCCACCTTTTCTTTTCGGTTTGATTTTCACTTTCGATTTGCCCGGAGTAACATATATATTCAGAAATTCTTTACCAATGGTAAAATTCACCGAATTAAAAGTCCGTTTTGTTTCGTCGAAATCTACAAATTCAACTTCATCGGCTAAGCCAATTTCGAATCCGAGAATCGAAGCCATGTTATTTTCGTCTTGCGATATGTAATAATCTTCTGCCATGATGCTTATTTTTACAATATTCTTGTTTAATAATTTAATTTACAGACTAATACGTGCTGTTTCAAACTTTTTTTTAGATGGGGGACATAGGGGGACGTTCTTTTCTGTTGATTTTCTTGATTTTCTCATCGATTTTAATAGTTTTTTTTCGTCGGATCGATCCCACGATTTTTTTAAAGTGTCGAATAAGATCTCATCCATATTAATTTCGTATGTTAAACAGAAATCATAAATCCCTTCTTTCTGATTTTCTTCCATATTTTTATTGATATTGCTTCGGCAGTATCCTAAAATATAATTATGCATTACACTTTTGAATAGCTTTTTAAATTCGGAAGCAATAAATTTCTGTCGGCGATCGTCCAGGTTACATCGGTAGAAATTGTCGATACGTTTATTTAGGATCCTGAATCGTGGAATAAATACCGTAATCACATGATCGCCACTTATGGGTTTCTTATAAGTTTTAGGCGTAAGCTGCAGCACATATTTAATACGCTCGAACAGGGCATCTTGCTGACCAACATCAACCACATCGGAACCATAAGTTTTAATAATAAACTGCTTTACAAAAGCATCTACCTTTATATAGAGTGGTATTTTTGTTGTGCTCATATGCTAAATAATGGAAAGGTTAACCACTCATCTTTAAAAATATAGATAGTCTCCTTACCAGGATTACTATTCTTAGGGAACTTAGTATCTTTCCATAATAAAAACAATGATTTATTCATTGCAGCTGCCGCATGTGCCAGTCCGGTATCGTTCGCGATAATAAAATCGGCATCGTATATTAAGCGCAAACTCCTGCGAATATCATTACAATATGCAGGAGCACCATTCAGGTAGCTTTGTGCTCGTTGGTAATCTTCCTCGCTACCAGTAAATACTACATTATTATTTAAAGAATCGAGGATATGTTTAAAAACTTTTATTCCCGGATCCTTACTTGCGATATAATCTTTATCCTGGTTTCCGGTACCATTCATTAAAAGAATAAAATTTTTATGTGTTGATTCGAGTTCTTTACCTGTATCGATATAGGTATGTGGCATTTCGCCCAATTTAAAACGTGCTTTAAAACTTTCGAATACAAATTCGTAATCGGGCATAATGTTGGCTTTACAAACAAATCCCGAATCGAACAGAGGTTTGTGCTTTTGTGGCCCGATATGCTCGATAAAATCGCAATCGATAAAGCATTGTTTTACGTAATTGGTTTCGAAATGGACTGGAATCTTGTGCCCTAATGTTTCAGCAAGGGCGCGAATGGTGGGTGTTAGGTTAATAAAATTACCTAAACGAAACCCATCAACTTGTTTGATGTATAACATGGCAATGCGGTGTTTGGTGTTAATTTTAGCTTACATCCTTCGATAAACTCAGGATGACAAGCATGGCAATACAATAATACTAAATTGCTTAGTATCTTGCAAATACAAACATCAATTTGTTTTCAGGAGATATTAACAATTGCAGCTGCGAGATTATGATGTAAGGAATGATTCCAGCTTGGGGAAGTGAGCACCATATATAAGGAGTACTTCGTCGGAAGATTTGTGTGTGCGAGTTTTTTTATACTTATCGCCATCGTATATGCGAACAACAAAAGAGCCATCGTCTTCTTTAAAAAAACGATAGCTATAGTTTTCGTATTGTTGGGCGGTGATGAAAATCATGCTCAAAATTACGGAGAATTTTCACTAACTTTAAGCTTGTTATTAACCAAAATAAAATAATATGAATTTTATTGAATGGATTTCGTTTATTGGAGTAATTGTTGGAATACCTGCAGGGATATGGAGTATAATTGTTCTGTTTAAAAAGGATGCAGAGAGAGAGAGAGAAATAAAAAGCTTTGAAAAAATTGCAACTGAAAGCGCAAAGCAAGCAAAGCATCTCTCTGAGCAAGTTAAGGAAATGCAAGAAAGCAATAAGTTTACTGCTGATCAGGCGAAGAAAATAGAAGATAAAGAAAAAAGAGAAAAAGAAGCCATTAAACCAAATTTTATAGTTGGAAATATTGGATTGGATAACAGACTTCAATTAGCTAGTATTGCTCTTATTAATGAAGGTGAACTCGCAAATTTTAAAGATATAATTGTAGATGAAATCAACACTGTAAAAGTTAATTATTATAATTTAAGAACGATACATCATGGAGGAAAAATAGATTTACAATTAAATCCTACTAATACAGATATAAAAATAGAACAATGTGTAGTTTCTTTTAGTGTGATATATCTTGATGAAAATCTAAATAAGTATTCTCAAAAAGTTGAAGGAACTATAAAAAAAGGAAAGATTAAAATTCTTCCACCAATAGAAATTTTGTAAGATTTTCAAACGCTCACTAACAACAAATCACCACGAATGCTGCGCACTCCTGGTATTTGCACATTAGCCACAATGATGAATCCTAAACGGGTTTGAGTAGAATTTATGACCATCGCAACTAAGTAAGTACTCGCCAGTATCTTTATTCCAACTTTCAACTTTATGCTCACCGTATGAAGGTTTGCTATAATATACTTTCTTGCCAACCAAATCACTGTGGTTAACAATAGATAAACGCAATAAATTTTCTGCGTATTCATCTTTTGTGAAATTATTGAAGTTTGTAATATCCATAATCTTTAGTTGTTATTTGTTAGTAATTTACTGCGCTTATCAGAGCCGTTAATGAGCATTTATCCGTGCTATCCATTAGGTGTAATTTTAAATTTACGTTTAATTATTGCTGTTAATAAATTAATCTCTCTGCAGTATTTCTTTTCGGTATCGCAAAGATTATTAACTGTTTTTATAGCATGTAAAACAGTGGCATGATCTTTCCCACCATATTCTGCACCAATGCTGGCTAAACTTTCTTTTGTAAAATGCTTGGCAAAATACATTGAAACTTGTCGTACTTTTATAACTTCTTTTTTACGTGTTGGCTCAACAGCTTTTACCATCGACATACCAAAGTAATTACATACTGTTAATAAGATGTTCTTTAAATCTGGTGGAAGGAGTATTATGATTATTGCTTTGAAATTAAAAAACTCCGGATCTGGTATTTCTAAAACTGGTGGAACAGTTCCTATTAATGCCGTTAAGTTGACACTCTTTTTTTCTCTTACTTCTGCTTCCATATCGTTAAAAAAAATTAAGTTTTACATTCTGTTACATAAAAAACGCAACTACAGCGACTACCATCAACTACACGGTAATAATCAGTGAGTTAAATAAGAAAAACACGTAACTACACCGACTATTGTTAACTACATTTCTTTTTTTGTAGTTAGTTGTAGTTAGTTGTAGTTGTATTATTATATTATTTATTTTCATTGTTTATTAGCTTTTATAGTCTTTTCCTTTTATGTAGTTAGTGGTAGTTGGTGGTGGTTGGGGTTATAAATTATATTTTTGCTATTCAGCGGAAAAAATGAAATTAAGTTCCATTTGTACACATCAGTACTTGAACCTTAAATTTTTCATATAAATAATATTTAGTATTAATAACATCAACAGAGCTTGGTTGTATTAAATTTAAAATACAGCATAATGATTTTATCTTATTCATTGTATCTGTTCTTATTGTGCAAATATCATTTGTGCCGTTTGTTAGTATACTAGTATGTTTCATGTTCCCTATATAAAACGTTTCAATTATGTAATAGCCATTCATAGCCATTTCAAACAATAAAGCTCTTTGGTGGTGAGTTAAATTTTCACAAATATTATCACAGTTCATCATTCTTAATTTTAAATTATTAATTCTTAGTTACTTATATTAACTATAGTTTTTAGTTGTTTCAAAAAAGAACTTTTTCTTTTTTTTCAGGCTCTAATCGATGCACCGGAACATTGTTTGCTTCGAGTGCCGGTTCTTCTTCAAAATTGGTTTCGAGATCTACATTCAATAAATCGTACTTAAAACAATAGGCTGTTGTTATTTGGCGTGGATGCCGTAATGTTCCACCTATATGCTCAGGAGCAGCAATTTGATTTGTTGCCGGATCTATCTTCTGAAAGCTTACCGATTTCTTTTTGCCCAGGAATGCGGAGTGTGATTTCAAATAAAATTCTAGTGATTTTGTTGGCAATGTTGCTTCACCTGCTTGTTTACCCTGCTTTCGGTATTGGGTAAATACACGACTATGATTTAGCATAAGCACTTTGGTAGGTTCGTCCCATTCCCATTTTTTATTTTCATCGATCTTAAAATCGGGAACGATATCGATCTTAAAATCCACTGTATCGCGAATATATCCTTCCGAAACCAATGTAAGAACAGCATCCCAAAAGCTTGAAACTTCGTCGCCTTTTTCTGTTTCTTTGTTCTGTTCACGGATTAAATCAGCGGAAGCTTTGGCAATATCCTCGTAAGAGAAAGAGAGTTTTAGCTTATTTTCCAATACCCGATACGATGATAATATCACCATCCAGTTATTAAAAATACGATCCTGGACCTGATCTTCTGATTTATCGAATACCTGCAGCATTTCTTTTGATGTAAGCTTATATGCTTCGGTCCAATACTCTTCGAAATGGGCACGGTGCTGAATAATAGCATGTATCAGGTGATTAATTCCCTGCTCTTCGATTTTCTTTAACTGATTAAACTCGGCTTTTTCGTGCTCGGTATGTACGCCTTGGGCAAAAGTGATGTATACCAATCGGGTGTATAAGGCAATATCGATGGTTGGCATTTCCTGACCGGTTAAAACCACGCCTGTATCCACGGCCGAGGTTTCTTTTTTACGATCGCGTTCCATATTCATAACCGTTCGACCTGTTCCGTCCCACAATCCTTTTAGGAATTCGTACTTATCGATATCGTTCATGTTATTTTTATACTCTTCTAAATGCACCAATCCGTTGGAGATATGCCCAACATATTGTGCCAGGGCAGGTTTACTGGTATTGGTAATATTCGGACCTCCTTTATGATTCCCGAAAAACCGTAGCAGCGATTTTGCCATAGCCGATTTACCTGTATTTTTTGGCCCGAAAATATTGAGTATTGGAAAGAATCCGGTGGTACGTACTACGATATCACGAAATAACGATGCCATAAGGTAACACATTCCCACCATTGCGTTGGTTCCAAACACACTCACAAAACGCTGCGTGTAATCATACAGTGAGATCTGATCGTCTTTTATCTCGAACTTATACTTACGCTCTTCGGTGAACAGATCGTCGTCCATTTCGAAGGTTTTGGCGAATGCCGGCAGGTAATAATTCTTTTCTTTATGATTTACGATTCCATATTTATTGATATCCTTAAAGGTATCGCCATTATATATTCCGTTGGCCCATGCCCAAAACTTATCCTTCTGCCATCCGAGTTGAGATACTTCTTTGGCGGTGTCGGTTTTTTCGTACAGATACATTTTTAACTTAATGAGCTCCGCTTCGCTTGCCATCCAAAGGAAATTACCTAGTGATTCGAGCTTTAAACGAAATTGTGATAATGATATCAGGTCCTTTTGTGCAAACTCGATGGGCATGGAGTACCCAAATTCGTTGGTTATCTCGAATAATCGCTTAGCATTCTGCGAACTTTCCAGGTGGAACAATGGGCGCAGCGTGAAATTACTTCCCTGCACATTGCTTCCGTATCGGGTTTGAAAAAAGTAACAGTGGTTATCTTCGTAAAAACCATATTTTTCGTAGTTACTTAATGATGCTGTTTTGGGAAGGTCCACCTTGCGATCGGCTTTGTTATCGCTCTGCAGCTGCTTAATTTTCGAATTCCATTTTTGCTTTGGTCCGTACGATTTATTGGCCGAGATTATACCATCGATGTATAAATCTCGCTTGGTAGTATCGTCGATGGTGAGTAGTAAGGTGCATACTTCGGTCATAACGTCGGCTTTTTCGCCTACCGAAGTCGATTTTTCTAGTTGTAGAATAGCATACCATACAATATAATCGGCTTTGTTTTCTTGTTGGTATAGGTTAAAGCTTATTTCGCTGTTTAAAAAACTGTCGGGATCTTCTTTCTCCGGAAGTGGCAGATACGAAACATTAAATCCTTGTTGCATAAATAGCTTGCCATCTTTTATGGCTGCTTTCATTCCTGCAGCATCGCCATCGGTAAACAATACCACGTTGTTTGTAAATTTCTTTAACAGGATAACGTGTTCTTTGGTTAATGCTGTGCCCAATGGAGCCACTGTATTTTCGTGCTCGTGTGCATGCATAGAAATAACATCGGTTTGCCCTTCCACGAGGTAAGCAAATCCATGTTTTTGGATGGCTTCTTTTGCCTGGAATAATCCGTAAAGAATCTGTGCTTTTTTAAAGATCTTACTCTCGGGTGAGTTTATGTATTTGGGTTTTGAATTGTCGAATACACGGCCTGAGAATCCACATACTTTGCCACGGTGATCGTGAACAGGGAAAATCATTCTATGTCGGAACATATCGAATATTCGCTCTTTACTTTTGCTGAGTAATCCGAGCTCCAATAATTTATCCTGGCTAACGGCTGCTTTTTTCATGGCTTTATCGAGGTAATGCCAGTCGTTTGGAGCATATCCAACCATAAACTTATGTTCTAAATCCATGGGAACACGATCCAGGATATAATCCATATCCTTGCGCGGAACCAGGGCATCAAGAAACGCATCTAGAGCTTTTTGATTTACCAGGTATAATGATTGTTTGTGTTTGTACAGCTTATCGGCTTTATCCTGCTCTTCCTTATTTTTATATTCCGGCAGCTGAATATTATATTTCTGAGCGATGTCTTTAACAGCTTCGGTAAAGCTCAGGTTTTGATGATCCATAACAAATGCAATGGCATCGCCACCTTTACCACATCCAAAACACTTGAAATAATCGGAGCTTTCTTTAACCGTGAAGCTCGGTGTTTTTTCGCCATGAAAAGGGCAGCAGGCAACATGGTTAACTCCCTTTTTGGTGAATGCTATTCCGTATGATTTTATAAGTTCGACTAAATTAAGGTCGTGAATGCGGTCGGTTATATCGTTTAAATTCATTTGATTTTAGATTTTAGTATCGAGATATTAGATGTTAGATTTGGGCTTCTCAATAAATTCTCTTAATTCATTATTGCATTCTGTTAAAGAAGATTGATGGGTTTCTTTAGGGAAAATCGATTCAAGTTCGTTCCACTTGTTTTGAATTCCCCTTTTATTTAAGTCCGAAACATTTACTTGAGCAACTGTTTCTCCCATATTATATGGTTTCTCTCTAAATATTAAATACTTGTTTTTCTTCATGGTGTTTGGTGTTTTTACTATCTACTGAATACTGACTTCTGATTACTCAATTCTTTTTTCATTTTATCTTTTATTCCTACAAAAACCCAATCGCTGTGCAAAACGGGAAAGCTTTCCCATGTTTCTTGAGCATCTTCAATGGATTGTGCTTTGAGCATTCGTTCGCAGCCCCATTCCAATACTCGGCGATATGTAGTTCTTTCGTCGCGCATGGTTTAACTAAGACATGCAACGCGTTGTGTACTTCGTGCTGCTATATTTGTACAATATATCAAAGCTCTTTCGCGTAACTCTACAAATCGCTGTCTGATTTTGGCATGTGCACGGCTTCCTGTTCCCGGAAGAATCATTTCTATTTCGTCGCTATGTCGAATAAAGAAGCTTGACATCTTGTTATTGTTATCGTAGCGATTTGCTGTGATAAGTTTTTCAAGGGTATTCACGTGATGCCACATAAGCAATTTATTGCGCCGTGAGATCCCGTCTTTCAATAGCCTTTTTCGAATAGCTATTACCTTGACTACAAATTTTCGTAGTTCCTGGTGTAATGGGGTGGTGGTGTTTGGTGTTTTCATAGTGGTGCTTTTAAAATGCTTCCATTGGTTCGTAAAACTTTTTTGTTACTTGCTTTGGTTTAGCTGTCAATTTACTTTCGATATATTCTTTAATCGATGTTAGTCGGGCAATCTCCTTCATAATATCCAGGCGATCTTGTCTTTGACTTACATTATTCCAAATTTTTTCAGCTTTACGCTGTTCTTTTCGCAATCGGATATCAATTAATGGGAGAGCTCTTTTGTAGTTCTGCAAGGATATCCTTGTAAAAGGTCTTAATTCGAGATTATCGGCTTCGTCGTTGAGTGGATCCAAATCTATATGATATATTTTTCTATCTGCAGGAACGGGAGCAATAAACTTATTGTAAAACCAACGGGTGTATGGTATAAATTTGCCATTGATTTTAATCCATCTGCGACCGCCCCAAATTCGAGTATCTTCTTCGTTGGCAATTTCACGATAACCGCGAATCCAGGGATTATTATTTTTTGTGTATTTATACATATCGCCACACAGTCGGTTATCTGCAACAATTCTTTTTATTTGCTCATCGGTCCGATTTAATCCGAGTAAACTTCTTTTTTTCTCAACATGTTTTTTCTTGAATACTCGTTTAATTCTAACACCATCTCGCACTGCAGAAGTTTTGCTGTAGATATTTAGCAACTCAGATATTTGCTTATCGCCCATAATTGTGTACCAGGCTTTAAGTTTTTTTACATCGGCTTTGCTCCAACGAATCTGAAAGCCACGTGTTAATCCTAATAGCATGCATTTATTTCGTAATCCTGAAATAGTATATTGATTATGCTTTGCTCTGAACGTATTGATATGCTCGGCAAGTTGAGAGTTGGTCAACACAAAAAAGTTTTCTCTTAAAAACTTAATCTCGTCGGGTTGGAGTGGTAATTTTGGAGCTCCCATAATTAATGCTCTTTTGCGATTTCGTTTAAATTTTTTTTCAGATCTTCGATATCGGCATCGAGTACTTCGGTAGCTGAATGTTTATCAAGTGCTAATCGGAGAGCAGTTTCCATGCATATTCGTGCATCGTTTTTAGAGTCGGGTTTTGGCATAAGCACATACAACTTGCCTTTGTAAGTGAACATTAGTTCGATGTTTTCAATCTCGCTTAGATTTATAGCGTTGCATGCTTCGACAGGCTCAGCATGACAAGGTTTTTTACTTGTAGCTTTTGCCTTGCGGTTTTTGGCTTTTTTGGTGGTGTTTGGCTTCATAATTAGTTTAAAGTTTCAAGTTCCAGGTTTAAAGTTTTTGTCCAGGGAACAATCGTTCCGCAAAAGATTTTGTAATCGCCCGAACCTGCTCTTACAATTAATCCGTTTGAGTAGCTATGTGTTTCGGGATCTGTAAGTTTCTCGAATCCTTTAAACTCACACAGAAATACTGGGCGTTTATGTCCGTATCCATTACGAAATTCAATATAATCGTACTCCCGTTTGGATCCATCTTTATTATACAATCTGGATTCAATCCACGCACCAGGCTTTCGAAACTCGTCGGTTTTTTCGCCTGTTTCCATCACCTGGTATGGTGGAAAATTGAGAGGGAGTTTTAGGATGCGTAACATAATTATTAAGCTTTTTTTCGATCGTTTAACTCATTAATTACATATTGGTAAACCGCATCGTTAGTTTTTTCTTTTAACTTTAATGCAATTAGTTTACCCACTTCTAACTTATCATTTATTGGTAAGTCAATACCTAACAAGTGAACATCTTGCATAATTTCATTTGCTATTCTTCTAGCTTCTTCTTTTATCATCATTCGTAATTTTTAATTGATTATTGTTAATTGACTACTGGGAATTGATGATACTCTTCTCCATCGAGTAGGTGGCCGGCTTTCTTTTTGCCGACTTTAAAAACTAACTCTTTATTTAATTCACCTCCTGATTCAAAAATTTGAGCAGGTTCATTTTTATCTACCCAACCAAACGTTGAATATGGGCTCTCTATATGCATTGAATCAACCCACTCGCCCCATTGTTTAAAGAAGAAAGGAGTATTTGCAGTTTTACACTGGTCGCGTAATGAGCGCACCCAATCGGGATGCATTGGTCGTGCTTTGGATCCTGATTCACCACCGCAGATTACCCAATCGAGTTTTGGTCCTTTTCCTCCTTCTTCATCTCTCGGCGATGTCCAATATTCTCCTGTTAAATAATTAATTGCTATTTCATCCCCATAATCAAATCCTTTATCAAGCTTAATATTCCCTAGCATCGGTTCAATAGAAACAAATTTTACAGCTGCAGGAATTTGTAATAAAATAGGGATGCGTTTGTCGGCTTGTTCCTGGTTCTCGGCTGTAACTCCTAGCCAAAGGTTTTTGAGGGGCCATTCAATTGGTTTGCCGTCAATTTCTTGTAACACTAATTCCTGTTCATTATAGTGATCTTCTGTAAAGTATTGTAACATTCGTTCGGGTCTCTTTGTAAGAATTTGGAATGTATGTTGCGGACTAAAAGCAATAGCATTAAATACCTTATTAATATTTGTGAATGAATTGTTCTCATGAAACAAATCTCCCATGCTAACTAGAAATACCATTCTCGGTTTTCTCCAACTGAGGGGTTTGTAAAGAGCAGATTCAATAAATGCAGTTTTACCATTCCATTGCCATTTATCGTTGACCTTTGTTATAACTGAAAGGTAGGCTTCTCTAACTTCGTTGGGTAACTTGTGGTTGTGTGCGTTTCGAACTGCCATAGGTAATGCGTAACAATTTTGGCATCCTTGAGAGACTTTCGTACAACCCACGAAGGGGTTTTGTGTTTCGTTGGTCCATTCTATTTTGCTCATTTTCTTTCTGTTTTATTATTAAATCAATTAATTCTATATCGTCGCTTAACTTAGTAAGTTCTCTTTCGAGTTTGAGATATTCGTTTTGTTTCTCCGGTATAAGGAGAAGCGGCTTCTGTTCTAGAGTTTTCTGGCAGTATATACTTAGGTGTTCTTTCTTGAATTCTATCAGTTCCGTAGTCGATAAGTTTAATGGTATCATTTGGCAGTGAGTTTTTATATGATTGTGCCGCAGCTTCTAGAGCTAATTCCCCGGCATTTTCTGATAATCGTATTCCTTTTTGTACTCCCGTTCGGTAAATAAAAGCGGTGTACATAAGGATTATTACTAGGATTAGTGCTAATTGACCTTTTTTCATGGCTGTTTAGTTTTTAATTAAATTATGGCTTCGCATGGTTCGTGATCGAGAACAGAGCGTGTAATCCAATCGTCTTTTGATCGTTGGTTTACATCATTTTTGAGGGTAGAAGAGAACTCCAATTTAATATCGGTATGAACTTCATAAATAGGTATATTGTAATCTTTTGCAAATCGAATTTCTAGATTACAACCTTTGGAGTTTTTCCATTGAGGAAATAGTATCATAGCATCGCACTGACCAAGTTCCATAAGATCAGCACCCATTATTTCGGGTTCGGTCGGGATCCTTCCAAGTATTTCAAACATATCCTGTTTTACCTGGTGTGGATTTATTACTATAAATCCCACTTTCTCGTAATAGATTTGTGCCTTTTGGGCAATCTCTTTGCTTGGTGCTTCTTGTCCTGTAATCGGCAAGCTTAAATAAATCTTTTTTTGCATATACGTGGTGTTTGGTGTGCGGCGAGGCCGCGGTTATTTAAAAGGTTATATGATTTGTTAATCCAAAAATGGCAATTTCAGTTCTGTGATTAATATTAAGTTTTCGTCTGATATTTTGCTCGTGAGTCCGAGCCGTGTGGAGAGTAATATTTAGATAATCGGCAGTTTCCTGGTCGGTTTTGCCCGAAGCAATACATTTTATTATATCAACTTCTCGCAGTGATAGATTGTTATTTACAATACAATCGGGTCGGCAAACGCACAATTCGGCTTTACATTTGCCTCGCAATCCACAATTCCAATATTCCTTTTGTGGATCTCCCTTTTCATGATAATCGGGTTTGTTATCAAAACCGCCATAATTACACAATACAAATTGTTTTACTTGATCTTCGTAAGACTTACATTGGAAATGATCCTTAAGCATTTTTATGCATTCGGGATTAAGTTTATTAGCCTTATCGAATAAGTTAGAGAAATAGGCTTGTATTATTTTAGGTAGTTCGTTAAATAGTTTTGTTTGCCCCTGAAAGGTTGCTTTTAGATCTCCTTCATGAGAAAAAATTTCGGCGTTTTGATCTGTTAAACCCGATGGAGCATTAGCATCTTGAAATCCCGTTGTGGATTCATGATCTTTTTTGTGGTGATCGGTGTTTGGTGTCATAATTTAAAAGTTAGTGGTGTATGCTGTCCGCATTATTACGGACAGCATTAATAGTGGTGTTTGGTGCGGGGTGGTGTCCCTTCGATTATGCTTTTGCTTCTTCCAAAATCTTGGAATAATTTTCTTCTATTTCTTTGGCCCATGTTAGAGCAGTATCAATAATATTATGATAGTCATTTTTATGACCTTTCATAACAGCACTTACTAAGGCTTCACTAACCGTTTTTCCATCGGTTATTTTTTCGTTTACTTTTCGGGTTAATTCTTCTACATATCTGTGTGGAAGTCTTTCTCTTATAGCTTCGATGTGGTGTTTGGTTACTTTAGTACTCATAATTCAGTATTGATTTTGTAATGTGTTTGTAATATCTTTGTAATGTGAATGTATAGTCAAAGTAAAGACATTATTACATAAAAAGCAAGAAAACGCGACATAAAATGTAATAAATGTTTGCATTAATTTATAAAAACAATCGTAAGTGTCTATAAATAAACGTCTAATAGAGTTTAGAAAAAATAGAAAAATGTCGCAACAAAATGTTGCGGATTTACTAGGTGTTGCTCGTCAAACAATTTCGAATATCGAAAACGAGAAACATTCGCCTAGTAGTGAAATTCTTATTGGATTGTTTAAGGTTTTCCCTGAACTTAATCATAGATGGTTAATGTTTGGTGAAAATGGCATGGAGAATGAACTCAATAGTGTTTCTGAACCAATCGCAAGTTATGGCGAAGATATTAAAGATAAGTATATCAGGAGTTTAGAGAGTGAAAATAAGCTTCTTAAAAAGGAGTTGGATCGGCATAAAGACTGTGATATAAATCAAAAATCAAATGTTGGTTGACAATTGCATATAATTCGGCAATGGACAATAAATGTAGTAACGATAATCGAGACACAAAAGGTGTTATTTAACATATAGATTTACTCCGTTGTGGCAACTTCTGTTGTTCGCAGTGGTGTTTGGTGTGGGAGCGGGGTGGTGCTCGCTCCCTATTTTTCGCTTGTAGACTTAAAAATGTAGCGCCATCAAAGCGCCTGCTATGCGCCGTAAGATGTTCGTTTTGAGCAAATTGGAAAAATATAAAAGATTGATAAACAATGAGATCACTTTTTAAAAATATTAATTGTGGAGTCCGCCTCTCGCTAC